GAAGATCTAAAGGACAGCTTTGGATAAGCGAGGCAACAACTCGATTGGGTAGCACCTGGATCTCGCCATCAGGCATCGATGGCTTGCCGTGGATTACGACGGGTTCCTTGATGAACCCTTGCTTGAGGCACCAATTCAAAAACACGGACACCTTCCTTCTGGCTGCATCTCCAGCCTTCATTGCATCCAAAGATCTCCACCAACTTTTTGTGGAGACCTGACAGATGGGGACCTCGACATCTATGAACAAGCTGAGACGTCCTAGGACATAACCAAACTCCTGGCGATAGCGGTGGCTGTAGTGTGCCTGTTGAAGGTGGGATAAAAAAAGATAAACAGATTGCTTGACCGATTGATCGCTAACGAGATACAACCGACGCCAATCGGACCACACTTGGATGAGGGAGACACCTGACTCCCAAATTTCCTCAACAACTTTCTGGTCTTGGTTGGAGAGAAAAAGGGAAGGTTCCCCTGAATTAAATTTGGTGGAGCCGAGGGGAGTCGAACCCCTGACCCCCACAATGCCATTGTGCATTTCTTCCTCCTGGATTTTTAGGGTTGGTCAGTAAATGTCTGAGGGTGTCTGATAAAAATATAAAATAATTGGCCCGTTCCCGACTGTGGGATCGTATTACATGACTAACACCACATGGAATTGACAGAACAACAAACCAAATTGGCTACCCAGGCAGCTACTTTGCTTGGCGTTGACGTTTCCGATATGCTCTCTCATCTGCTTGCTTCAAATCTTGAGACAATAAAAGAGCAAGGCGATCAGTCTGGGTCATCCCCAGGCTCTCACAATACTTTTTCCAGCGATTGAGAAGGCGGTCATCTAACCAAGCCGCCAAGCACTTTTTCCCTAAGGCGCGAATAGATGGCATAGAGGGTGTTTGACACCTTGCAGAATAAAAGCAACACAATTCGTCCTGACAAATTTTTTCACTTATTTTCACAACGCACGTATGACTAACACCCATGATACGCATTAACAAAGACTTACGAGTTATCAGAACTCACCCCGGCCTTTACTGGGACGACATCGCTCAGGACTTCCCTGAATACAAAAACTACAAGGAAGCGATGATAGACATGGTCAAGAAAATGAAACGATTGGGACTCATCAGAGATGGTAAACGCTAAGGATAAGGGCAAGAGAGGCGAGAGGATGTGGGTAGCAGTGCTGAGATTTTTCGGCTTTGCAGCCAAGCGAACTGGCTTCCACCAATCGCAGCAGGGATGTGATGCACCTGATGTCACATGCCCTGACACCAGCCCCATTCACTGGGAGGTCAAGAACGCGAAGATTGCCAAGCTCAAGGACTGGATGGCTCAAGCCATGGGTGATGCCAAGGAGTGGGAGATCCCGGTGGTCGTGTGGAGGATTTTTGGAAGGTGGGTAGCCATCTTCCCCAACGCAGAGGATTTGCTTCAGATCTTGCAACACGCAGACCTGAAGTCGTTAGAAGAACAAAGACAACTACAACAAAAAAAAGGAAAAGATAATGAGTCTACTAATACAACCAACTGAACAAAAAGCCAAAGAACCAAAGCTTCCAGAGGGAACTCATATTGCGCGATTCATCCAAGCTGTTGATCTTGGTCGCCAAGAGAGCAAATTTACCAAGGGGGAATTCAACAACATGATTCGGCTGACCTTTGAGTTCCCCGAGATCACAAAGCAATGGGCCGAAGATGAACCCGCAAAACCTGTTGTTTATGGGATTGAGGTGACCAGTTGCATAAGCGAGGGGTCCAATTTGTTTAAGGTCCTAAAGGCATGTGACAACACCATCACTCACACCAAAGCGCAGGATCCAGAAGCGTTTCTAGGTTTGCCATTTCAGGTGAATGTCATTCATGCGGTGAGCAAGAAGGGTAACAAGTATGTAAAGTTGCAAAACTTTGCAGCCATTCCTCGGAACCCAAGCAACCCGAAACAATACAGGTTCGATATACCTGAACAGTTCAACGATTCAGTTGCATACAGCATCAAAGCTCATCCCCGCAACTGGGACAAACTGCAAGATTGGCTTCAGAAAATTATCGCTGAATCAACGACGTTTCAGGAAAAGACGGGTCAACCACAACCAGCCGCATCACTAGACGACGATGACCTTCTTCAGTGATCAAAAAACTGGAGTGTATTTTGACATGCCAGAGGCTGAGTATAGGAGCGATCCTGCACTCAGCACCTCTGAGCTAAAATACATGGCAGTGTCCCCGCTAGAGTTTCATGCCTACAGGACCAAGCAAATTGCTTTTGAGCGTTCTGAGAGCATGAGGCTGGGGACACTGTTCCACCTCTATGCACTCCAGAGAGACGAGTGGGACAAGCAGGTCATTACCTGTCCTGACGAGTTTACCAACCGACGGCTGAAAGCGAGTAGGGAGTGGTGGTCAAAAGCTCAAGAAGACGGGAAGGAGGTTGTGAAGGACGTAGAACTCCAGGCAATCCAGCGGATGTTTGCGATATACACTGGAATGCCTGGAGTCAGGGACTCACTTCTCAGGAACCCACAGACCGAAGTCTCGGTCTTCGCCAAGGGCATGGTCAAGAACATTGATGTGAAGTGTCGAGTGGATCTTCTGGACGGCGACACCGTCATCGACATCAAGACGACCGCCAAAGGCATGGGTGACAGGGACAGCTTCAGACGATCTCTTTGGCATCGGAAATACCACTGGCAGCAATACAACTACACCAGAATTCTGAAGGAAGCTGGTATAGAGGTGAAGCAGTGGATCTGGGCTGTGATCGAAACGTCCCCACCTTACAACCACGGTGTCTATATCACCACTGGTGAAGATTTGAAGAATGCAGAAGCGGAAGTAGCTAATGCATATCGGAATCTTGCATCCTGCCTCAGGCTGGGTGCTTGGCCCTCCTACACGCCAACCCAACCCGAATTGCTCTCAAAAGTTGACTTCTGACAAGAAGGGCAAGCGGGTCTTTGAACTCAAGCGGGAGGCATACAAGACAATGCCTAAGATCATGCAAGACTTTGCAAACGCATTTAAGGCAAAGCGCGTTTTGACATGCATTAAAGGCACTGTCTTACCTCCCGCCTTCTCAATCTCAGAAACACATGACCCAGGCGAAGCAGAAAGATACTTGAGCTACGTGCGAGACCTCCTGGATTCAAACATGGTGGACAAGCATGTAGCGCGGTCGCTTCTGGCTGGCCTGAGGGCATGTGGTGAAGAAGGAAAGGAACTATCGGAATGGATAAAGAAGAACATAAAGTAGACTGGAACCCTTCAAGGTTTGTTTGCGTGGAGGACTATACAGTGAAGACAACCTATTCCGTGCCTGATACAGCCACTTGCCCTGGCTGCGACAAAGCTTTGCCGAGCGACGTTGCAGTTGAGGAGGGATGGTGGCGAGTGAAGGGAGAGTGGGAGGAGTGTCCTGAATGCAGGTCACTCAGAGAAATGTATATACGATGAAAACAACTGATACATGTTTTGAGTGCGGGAAGCCAGCAAGCCACCAGCACCACGTAGTGCCTAAGTCGCGGAGCGGAGAAAACACCGTGTGGTTATGCGTAAGCTGTCACGGTAAGGCCCATGAAAGATCTATGAGTGGGCCGGACTTAACACGGCTTGGGATCATGAAGAAAGACTCAGCAGAGTTGTGCATGATATTTCATCACCTGTGTGATGGATATACCATGGACGACATTGCTGGCATATACGTAGAGCTGGACATGCCGACCGTGAAGGATCGGGCTGCTTACATTAAAAGAAAGATCAAGCGCATGAAGGCCGTAGCCGTAGCTGATCTTCTGGACCTGTTTGAGCCAGTTCTTAGATACGACAGTCCGCACTATGACCGGGAGTTCTACCAGGGAGCCTGGGCTGGAGTATGATCCCCAAGGTCCCTGAACACATCTATGAGGTGGGCTTTTCTCTTATCGAGAGGGAGGCCTACCTCTACGTGTGCATGAGGGGCTGTTGCTTCGACGATAAGAGGACCATGGCCAAGAGGATCGGAGTGTGTAAGACCCGACTCTGGAAAGCTCTGAAGACCTTGGTTGAACACGGATGGCTGATCCAGAAAAAGGCAGGTAGGTCCACTTGCTACCTAGCCAGGGGCAAGGGAAGGCCGATACAGTCGGTCTCTATGACTAACACCAAGTCCCAACGACGTGTCCGCGAGGACGGACACGTTAACGATATAACATGTCCGCCATCACGGACACTAACTAATAGAGATAATATATATAATAATACTAATAAGGAGGAGAGGGATGAGATCATGACTGAGATCATCCTTGCTGGAAGATCCAAGAGGAACTCTGTCTCTCTCTCCGTCCCTGCTGACATCAAGGCGGGGAAACCGTTCTACAGAGTATGATTTCCGCTAAGAAAAACACCATTACTATTGATTACGATGTTCCCGAGGACATCCTTGCTGAGAAGGGCCTTCTAGGCTGTGTCCTTCTTGGTGCATTTTCGGAATCCAAGGAACTTGGCATTTCTGAGGATTGGTTTGCTGATCCTAGGAACCGTTCCGTGTGGATTGCTTGTGAGTCTGTTTGCAAAGCTGGAGGGACCGTTGACCAGTTTACAGTGAGTCGCCAACTCATGTCTGAGGCTCTTTACATTGACGACCTGATACGTGAGTCCTCAACCGCTTCAAACCTGTCCTACTACGCTGAACAAGCTTATGCCGTATACGTGAGGCGTCAGGTCTTCCTGAAACACTACAATGCACTGACAGCAGCACAGGAAGAGGAAGATCCCGAAAAGCTTCTTCAGGGCCTTCAGGACGCTCTTTGGGAAACCACCAAGGGTATGACAACGGAGAAAGACCAGAAAGAGGCTCAGAGGGGCTTTATGGACGTTCTAGAGAGTGCTAAGGATGGCGGTGTCCCAGACCTATCCATCAAGAGTGGGATCTATGGTTTGGATGATAAGCTTGGAGGGTTTCTCCCTGGGGCTGTTTACATCATCTCTGGACGTCCAGGTGGTGGTAAATCTGCCTTCTCGATGTTCCTTGCTATCCAAGCAGCCAAGCAGGGTAAAAGGGTGGCTATCTGGAGCCTTGAGATGCTTTACAACAGCATTGCTGAGAGAGCTGTTGCCATCATGTCTGGAGAGGATGTCAGGCACTATCTGAAGACTGGCATGGGTGACAAAAACAAGCTTGCCAAGGCGACCAAAGATTTTTTCGAGCTACCGATCCATATTGAGGATACTCCAGCCATCACCGTGGATCAGCTTAGGTCCCAGGCTAGAAGGTTTGTCCAAGACAAGGGAGTGGACATGTTGGTCATCGATTACCTGACTCTCATAAGGAGCGGTGGACGATATGAGAACCGGGTTAATGAGATCGGAGCAATCACTAGGACCATCAAGGTCATGGCACTTGAGTGTGGTGTCCCGGTGATCTTGTTGGCTCAGATGAACAGGGAGATTGAGAAGCGTGAGAAGCAGGTCCCCAGGATGTCAGATCTGAGAGACTCTGGGACAGCAGAACAGGATGCTGACAGTGTAGCATTCCTCATGAAGAACACCTCTGATGAGGAGCCGGATGACGGGATCGTGAACTTCTGGATCCGAAAGAACAGAAATGGGGTTCAAGAGGCGAAGGTGTCCTTGGAATACACGCGGTGGAATAGTAGATTCAAGGGAGTCGAGGAAGGCCCCATACTAGTTAATTCCATCAAATGATTATCACCATCTCTCTCGAAGACCATGAAGGGAATATCGTCGAATGTCTCAATGAAGTGAACACCCCCCAGCAACTAGGCAACCTGATGTATGGGTTGTCTATTCTGAGTCAGGCAGATTCAGACTTTGATGTGGAAGAATATTCAGAGATTGAGGACGACGAGGAAGAGGAAGAAGAGGAGCAGGTAAACAACAGGTGGAATTGATGACGGGGAAGAAGAGTGAATTCATCATAGGTTTGGCAGGGACCAAACGTAGTGGGAAGACAACAGCAGCAAGGCATCTCATTGCTTTAGCTGAGCAGCAGGGCCTAGTGCCTATCAGGTTGGGTTTTGCAGATCCAATCAAAGCAGAGGTGGCAAAGATCTTTGGGACCTATAAAGAAGAGGATAAGGCAATCCTGAGGCCCGTATACCAAGCAGTGGGTCAGTCCATGAAAGAGCTGCATGGAAAGGACATCTGGATCAAGCGATTACTGGAGGCATGGAACCACTACAGGAACCATGGATACAACATGCTAATCATCGATGACGTCAGGTTCCCGTTTGAGGGTGAGTGGGTCAGGAACCTGGGTGGTCAGGTTTGGAAGATTATCAGAGATACAGGGCTGAAAGATGACCATGTATCAGAGACCAGTGTGAAGTCTGTGAAGGCTGATCACTCCATACTTAACTCAATGTCTGAGCAGGATTTTTTGGTCAAGGTGACAAACACCTGGATCCAAATGTAACTACATGGAAGTCACCCT